TGCCGCAGAAAAAGGTCTCACGCGGGTGGCCGTCTTTGTCGCAGAGCACCGGCTTGGGCCGCTCCAGATCGCCCTCGGGATAGCTGAAGACACTCCACCCCGGCGTGTAGGCGTTGGAGTGCCGCGTGGTGCGCGCCGTCTGCTCGGTGAGCGCCTTGGTCGCTTCCACGTGCGCGAGCATCGCGGCGGCCAGTTGCTTCACATCGTCAGACGGCGGGACATACTTTTCTTCGTAGGCTTGGGCTTTCGCTTCGATGCGATCGAGCTTGGCCATCTGCAGCGCGACCAGCCGCGCGACTTCCCGCGCGATGATCTCCTGCATCTCTTTGGTGACCCCGGTCACCAGATCCTGTTGACTACCGAAGGGGCGGCGCGCGCTGGGCGCGGTGACTCCCTCAGAGCTCGGCTTCGGTCGTTCCTCTTGCTGTTGGCGTTCGTCGTCAGTCATGGGGTGTGCTTTCTCACGCGGGGAACGGAACGGAGCAAGGGAAGGAATCTCCGCCCCGTTCCCCCTTCTGGGGCCACGCGAACTTTAGGTAATGCCGGAGACCACGCCGAGATAGCGCGATCCGTTGGTGCCGAGATTCCCGAAGGTGTAGACCCGGGTCACCGAGGTCAGCTGATTGGCCGGGTCCACGGGCGGCTCCATCTTCAGCCACGCGCCTTTCAGGTACATGAACTTGAGCGCCTTCGGATTGAGGAATCGGACTTGCGCGGCGGTCGCGTCCTCGTCATAGAACATGCCCGCGCCCTTGTAGGCGATGGCATCGTTGAGGAATCCCGAGTCGCCACCGGTCGCTTTGGTCTCACGCATCAGCCGCTCGATCTGGGTCAGCGTCGATTCGTAGGCGCCGAAGGTGGCCAAGTCGGTAATCACGGCGGTCGGGGTCATCTCGACCCCGCCGAGCGAACACTGGTTGTAGACGGTCCGCATCGAGGCCACGAGGTTGTCGTACGCAGCGGTCGTCTTGGCGCCAGAGGCCTGCCGATTGCGCCAGAACGTGAACGTGGCGCGATCGATCGCGCCGACAACACCCGTGGTCGGTGTGGCCGAGATGATGAGGTTGAGCCCGGTGAAGTTGTTGCCGGTGCCGTCTCCCGTCCACAGATTCCGGTTCATCGAGGCAATCGCGGAGTTCTTGCCGTTCTCCAGCTTGGCCGCAATGAAGTCGATCTTGCGGTTCTGCGGCATGTTCCGCGCTTCTTCCAGCTTGCTGACCACAACCGTGCCCGCGTTGATCTTCTGGTCGTAGCGGGCCGCATCGAAGGTGTCGATGCGGGTGGTGTCGAGCGGGTCCATTTCCGCCTGCATCTTGAAGGTCGTGTTTTCGGCGTACTCGATCGTCATTTCAAAGAGACGCCCGCCGCTCACCTCTTCCTGGTAGCCGTCATCCTTCAACGAGTAGAGCAAGGCTCTGGAGTTGAAAATGTTGTTCATCGGCTTGTCGCCAATGACGGCTTCCCAGACGGTCGAGGCGACCTGTCCGATATTGGGATCTGCCATGTGCGTGTCCTCGGGTCAGCTCACGCCGTACGCGGGAAAAACTCCGAGAGTTTTTCTTTGAACTGCTCGCGAATCGATTTCTTGGAATCGGTCGTCTGAGCCGGGGCGGCGGCGGGCCGGGTAGACGGCGAGACCGGCGTACCTGCCGCCTGTGCGCGCCGTGCCAGTTCTTGATCGTGCCGCTCGATGATCTTTTGATCTCTGCTCGGCAGGTAATGCTCGCGATACGCCTTCTGATAGGCGCTCCACAAGGTCACGCGCTTGTCGGCCGTCATCAAGGCCTTCATGTGCGGTTCCAAGTCCTTGAAGCCTTCCCAGCTGGCGCGGGCCTCTTCCACATCGGCCCGGGCTTGGCTGTCGATCTTCCCCAAGTACTCGGTACGTGCCTGCGCTTGCTGCTGCTCCACAAACGGGCGCAGCCGTTCCTGCATCTCCTGTTCAACGCGTTTGATCAGCCACGCGTCCCGTTCCTTCAACCGTTCGGTGGAGTGGAACGGATAGAGATTGCCGTCAGAACCCTGGAATTGCAGATCGGGCGCGGGCGCCTCAGCGATGGCCGGAACGTTTCGTTGTCCCGGTAGGGATGGCGTCTGACCGTGGCCCGGCCATGCTTGTCCCGGCGTCAGGAGCTGATAGCCCAGCTCGGACGCCATCTTTCTGAGGAACCGTTCCGGTGAGCGCGAAAACTCCTGGAGATCCTGGACGATGGACCCGAACTCTTCCGGCGTGAATTTCGATCGGAGGTCGTTCCACGGTCCCAGTTCTTTCAGCAGATCGGCGCGCGCCGTTTCCAGTTGCTTCTGTCGTGTGGTCGCGAGAATTTCCTGATGCCGAGTGAGCGGGATCTGACCGGAGGGAAATTCTTTGTGGATGTCCAGCTCTCCTGACGGCGCTGTCGGAGCCGTACCCGAGGATGCAGGAGTGGACGCGGGAGGCGAAGCCGCCGCCGATGCGGGCGCAGACGGCGATGGGCTCGGCGTGCTGCTCGGGGTGGAACCCGAGCCCGACGCCGAGCCCATCGCCGCATGCAACGCACTGGCCATGTCGCCCGTTGGGGAACTGCCTTCGGCCATCTCGGGCACAAGTGTGCCCGTTTAGGCTTCACGTGTCAATTTTTTGACGGTTCGGGGGTGGACTAACCTGATCCAGCGGTGGCGCGCGTCTTTGGTAGCCGCGATATGGCACCGGAAGCAGGTGAGGGTTTCCAGGTCCCAGCGATGGGTTTTGAAGCCGTTCACGCAGCGGCCGTCAATCGTTCGGATCGGCTGGGTGCCGCGCTCGGTGAGCATGGCATCAGCGAGCTGGTAGGCGCGCGCCGCGACGACTGCGGGCGCGTAGCCGTCTTCAATCTGGAGCGCTCGATCGAGAAAGATCGCCATCGCCGCAATCGCGATCTGATCGCGGAGCGCGTCCACGGCTTACCCCTGCCAGTAGCGAATGCGGCAGCGGCAGGGCAGGACAATCTGATGCGGACTGATTTTGACCATCAGCCCCTCTTCGGTCACCCGTCCGCTCCAGCAACCCCGGCAGAAGTACTTCGTACTGAGCCGCCGCGCCCGGAGAAAGGTCGCGTACTGGCGGAGGGCTTGCGCCTCTTCACGAGTCATCAGGACAGCAGGCGTCTGTACCGTCTCGCCATTCGGACCAAACAAATGCCCGGAAGTCCGTTCGGCCAAGGTCCGCGCCTGATTGAAGACGAGCGCGGCATCGGTGCCGACCGGACCGATGTACTCGCGGCTTCCGCAACGGCACTCGATGCGGACGAGCGCGGGTTTGCAGATCGAGCGGACACCTGGATGTCGGCCGAGCGCAAAGCAGATGTCGCAGTCGAGGGTTTCCAAGAGCCCCAGCTGCTGGTTGACACGGTTAGCCGCGTTGAAGACTTGCGCGTCGTCGTAGCTGAGCGCATGGACGAGCGGCATCGGCTGGAGCTCAGGACGGCGCGGCTCCAGCGTCTCGCGTTCGGGCCCGGTTGAACTCTCCTGCTGATCTTTCATGCGGAGACCGCGCCGATTGAGCAGATCCCAGTACTCTTCTTTGGTCTCGACCCACACCGGTTCGTGTCCGGCGTTCTCAATAAAGCGCGGCCCGCCCCACAGTTCATCAGAGTGAACAGCTGGCGCGTTAGTCTTGTCGTCGCTCATCGATGTCCGCCGCCGCCCTTCGCACTGAGCGCGTGCTGATTGAGTGGTTCCTGGAGCTGCGCCGATCCCCCGTGCTCGCGATTGGGCATCGGCACGACATTCGTCGTCGGCGCCGGTTGTCCCAGTGCCGCGTGCGCGCCCATGGGATTGCCACCCATCATCTGCATGCGCGCTTCGGCCAGCTGCAACATCTCAGGCGGAATCTGGTAGCCCGACTGCTGCAAGATACTCACAATCAGCGGGCCAGCCGGTCCGACCAGATCGTCAGCCTTGAAACTCATGTTGAGCTTCGGTGGCTCCGGACCCTTCTGCTGCGGTTGCTGGAGAATGCGCGCCGGGTCGAGATGCCACTTGTTGCAGAGCATCGAGACCAGCTCCTGCCGATTGACGTACGGGTCATTAGCCGTGAGTTGATAGAAATCGAGCGCGAGTTTCCGGTCGGCGTTTGCATCGGTCTTGATCGCGCTGTCCGGTTTGGCTGAGTAGACGTACTCCCCGGCAATCGCGTGCCGGTCCCAGCCCTGGAGCCGCTGCAGTCCGTCCTGGCCGGTACACATCACGTAGGTGTAGTCATCGGCGAAGAGTTGCAGCAGACCGCCGAGCGCTTCGGCAATCGTCACGTACCAATCGAGCACCCGCGTGCGTTCAGCGTCGAGGCGCACATCCGTGTTCTGCTGCATCAGGTTGAGCTCGGTCGCCGTGCGCGTCGTATCTTCCGTGACGCCCTGCTGCACCGACCCCAACGCCCAATCCTTGTTGATGTCGGTCTCGACCAGATCGCCGTAGGTACTCGTTTCTCTCGGCATCGAGGGCAGCGCAATGACGCCGATCATTTCGTCACCGTTGCCGTCCAAGGGAATGATCGACTGCACTTCGCCGGAGACGCTTTTCGCGATGTCGGACGGGTCGAGCCGGTTGCGATCCACCCAGCGCATCGGCAGCGAGCGCCGCTTGTGCAGCATCTGGAGCGTGCGAACCGTGCTCAACTCATCGGTCTGGTAGCGGGACATCGAACAGTCGGATTGCGGGTACGGACAATCGGAGGTGTAGCGGAGCGTCAACACCTTGATCGGATTGCCGCGAATGCCAGAGAGAAAATGCCCGTCTTGATCGAAGACTTGCCAGCTGGAATCTTCATGGACGGACGGAGAGGTGTCGCCATCGAACCAGATCAACAGACGAAACTTGTCCGGGTTGGGCTCGTTCGGATCGAACACACTCGCGCGGTACCAAATCTTCCGGCCCTTCCGTCCTGGCCGACGATCGCCACCTGGGACGGGCTTGCTGAGCAGGAGATCATCGGTGAAGGTCGAGGAGCTGCCGCGATCGGTCGGGCCGATCGTGCCTTGCAGCTGCCGACTGTCGGCGAAAAACTCGTACCCGAGCCAAGACGCTTGGTTGTAGTCGCTGCCGGTGAAATCCGGAGGGATGAGGAGCTTGGCGGGCGTGCCGCGCCGGATATAGTAGTGAGGCCAGCGGACGATCGTCTTGATGACCGGTGGCCCGGGGGTCATGGTCGGCCCGGGGGCTCCGAGTCCAAGGACCGATCCGGGCTGTGGCGCAGCCGCCGCTGGCACATCCGGCCCCGGCATTTCCACCTGCGTCGGCACGCCCTCAAATCCCACCTCGACCCAGCCGATGCCAGACGGGCACAAGACATCCGACAGCACTTCATCGACGCTGCGCTTGGCGTTGGTGTGATGCGGTCCCAGATATTCGTTGAGCACCGACTGAAAGACCGGAGTCGCCTGCGCGTAGGCCGGATGACGCGGGGAGAGCACCATCTCAGGATTTCTGAAAAAGAGCTGCGCCTTTTTCTGTTCGGTCTTGTAGTAATCCACGTTCACCTGGATGAAATCCGCATCGGCAAACCCCGAGACCGTGTAGCGCCTGCCCTGGTAGCGTTCCACGTTCCGCTTCCATTGGGTCAGCTCTTCGCGCCGTCGATCGATCGCCGACTGGACTTCGGCTTGCCAGAAGGAGAACGAGCCGAGATCGTCAGCGGGGAGCGGCAGGATGTCGCGCGTCGGATTGAAGGGGACGGGATTTTTATCCATACGAGCTCTCACTGCGGATGCGCGTCATCACCTCGCCCCAGGTTTCGGTGCGATGGACGTACTGCGGGTCTTCACGGACGATCCGGCGCGTCGGAGATGGACGGGATTTCGCCCAGTAGCGCCACTCATCAGCGGCGTGATCGTCGGCGTGCGTGTCTACATCGTCCGGATCGTTCTGGTCTTGCGGCAGGAGCGGGATCGTCCGGAGGAAATACGTGCAGCGAGGATCGACCGTGAACCAGGGGCGGCCGTCGGGCGCGGTTCGGAGCAAATCGTGGCAGACCTGCCAGCCGTTCGATCCGCGTGTGTTGTCGCCTTTTCTCAGCGGGAGCCGGTAGGGGGCTTTTTGGAGCGTTTCGGCAATCGGCTCACCACGATCCGCGCCGGTTTTGTTCCACATCGACGGGTCGGCGCTAACGTAACGAAGTCGGCCAGTCGTACAGACCGCTTGAACGAGTTCACGGGCTTTCTGTCCGAACTCATGGGAGTTCAGTCCTTGAAATTTCAATTCCGCCGCGCGGTGGTAATGCCCATCGGGCAGATGCGCGTAGAGGCCGAAGCTCCCCGGCTGGTTGTAGCCCCAATCGAGCCCGCCGCTCCACTCGGTCCCTTCGGGCACGTCGATCGCACGGACATGCCACGGGTCAGCGCCCACGTTGGCGCGGAACCCAGCAAAAAATTGCCCCTTGTACACCGTCCAGTCACCATCTAAGAGCTGGCGACGACGGAGTGGCGGCAACTCCTGGAGGTTTTCGCGGTACTCGGGATCACCCCACGGGTTGTCGTCCACTTTCGCCGGGACAAAGCCGTAGGAGTCGGCGCGATAGTTCGGGTACTGCTCCACATCGGGCGACTTGTCGATGAAAAAATCCCGGACCCACGCGGCTCCGGCGCCACCGGGATTAGACGCGGCCCAGACTTTGGCGCCGCCCAGGTGCTCGATGACCGCGTGCTTGACATTCGCGCTCCGGGCGCGCGTGAAAATCTCCAGCGCGGGCTCCTGATCGAAGGTCACGAGCTCATCGATAAGAATCAGGTCGTACTCGGTCGAGAGGTAGTGTTCCCACGCCTCGGCATCTTCACAGTGACCCGCGACGATCGAGGCGCCGGTCAACGGAAAGCTCATCTTTCTGGCCGTCTGTTCGTACTTGGCCCCAATCTTCGGAGCTTCTCGCCGCATTTCCCGAAGGTGCGTCAACTCCAAATCGCGGTACGTCCGGCGCAGGAGCAGGACTTCACAATCAGGGATGATGAGACAGTAGCGATAGGCGGCCCAGCGGAGGCTGTGCGACTTCGCGCCGCCTGCGGCGCCGCCGTAGAGCGTTCTGCGCTTCTGCCGTTGCAGCTCGAAAAACTCCACCTGTCGGGGCGTCGGCAAAAAGACGTAGGTCCCGTCGGCCTTTTTGAGCGCCCATTGCTGTTGCCGGAGTACGCACGGATCGGACGGGCAGACCCAGAGCTTTTGGGGCCCGACCTGCTGAAACGATTCCCCGCACCAGCAGCAGCGGGCGTGCGGGTGGACCGGCCAGGTCGGAAGCCCTCCCTGTCGCGAAGACGCTCCATCGTTCGCGCCCATCTGGGGCACAATTCTGCGCCCGTCGTGGAATCAGGTCAAATGCCGGTGCAGCCAGGAGAGAAACCGCACCAGCCAGTGCAGCCAGCCGACGGTCACCGGAGTTTGATCAGGCTCAGGCCGGGAAACAGCAGCGAGATCACCCACAGGACGACGAGCAGGATCACGAGCACGCGAATGATCTGCTTGATCGTGCTGTCGAGCGGAATCAGTTGGATGAGATAGAGCGCGACCCCGACGATCAAGAGCGCGACGATGATCGAGACGATGGGCACGGTGACCCTCCTATCCGACCAGATAGAGCGCGGCCACGAACCAGAGGAGAAGGAGCCCCCACCAGAGTACCCAGGAGAATTGTTTCCAGATTGGGCACCGCCGTGCCCGTAGAGTCTACGCTTTTTGTGGCTCTCCGACCAGGATGGCCGGGGGCTTGGGAATCTCTGGCCCCTCTGTCGGCTTCCACCAATGCAAACAAAACGGATGCTGGTTGATATGTTCGCTGCGCGGAACTGAGAGCTGCATCACCGTCTCATCGTCCCGCCAGAACAATTCCCGCACCGCTTCCATCTCGGCCCAGGTCGGACAACGATTGCGCGTCGAGACGCTGACATGCTCCCAACCGAAACCGTCAGAGGCGATGACGAGCAAGACCGCGCCACGTACCGGAATCCGATAGAAGCCGTTCACGCCGCCTTCTTCTGCCAATTCCACGCGAAACTTTTCGGCCCGCAGATTCGGATGATGCCTCATTTGAGCTGGCGCTCTAACTCCGCGATCCGCGCTTCGGCCTTGCCGCAATCCTGTAGCGTTAACCGCAGTTGATCGTTTGCAATGTCGCGTTCCCGTTCCGCCTGCGCCAGTTTGATTCGGAGTGCTGAAATCTCGTGCTGCTGATCGGAGATGATTCGGTGTAAGCCTTCGTATCCTATTGATGGCGGCCCTTGAGTAACGCGAGTCTGATTCTCTGACTGCGATGGCTTCTCCAGTGTCGCCAGCCGG